GTAAAAAACTTTCTAGATTCTTTACCAGTCCCAGAGGGGTTAGGAAGTTATCTACTTATTATTAAACAGAATAGGACTTGTTTATGTCAAGAGGCAATTTTTTTGTGGTTTTGAAGCTAAATTTCCCCTAACTCTATTTTCCCCGCCTTTAATAACTCCACATATTTACGATAATCTCTTTTCTTTAAATCAATCGCTTGGTCAATACTTATTTTATCACTCGGCGGTTTCATTTTATCCTTTGACCCGCCAGTCCCTTTTTCAAACATTTTACCCTTTTTGGTTGGCTCTGGTTTCTGGTTAAAGAGAAAAGCGGAAACAATGTCTTCAAAATCAACTCCCCTGCGAGTTGGTTTAGTCGCAAAGAGCCTGAATTCATCTTGTTTGCCGTCCAAGTCAGGATATTTAGTCAAAGTTTCTTGGCTTTCTACAAACTCGCTGACTTTTACTGACCAAGACTCCAAATCCTTATTCTCTTTGACTATTTCATCTAAGGCTGACATCCGTTTCTTATTAAGCAGGCTCTCTTTAGCCATTTTCTTTTCAAAATCACTCATTATCTCCCAATCAGGAAAGTCAGACTGGCACTCTTCATCAGATGGCTCGTCCACATTCATTGCCTTTTCAATAGCCTCGTTCATCTTTTTATTCTTGGCGTGGAGTATTTGGGCTTCTTGAGCCGAAGCGATTAGTTTTTCCTTATCTCTTTTGGCTATATCTTTAATAACCTCTTTAGATGGGGCTGGTTCTTCTAGTTCTTCTTCCTCTTCAGGAACTTCAGGGCTAGTTGAAGGAACTTCCTCACCAGTTGGCTCTTCTGTTTCGGTAGGTTGCGAGTTTTTCTCCAATTCTTCCTTTTCTTTTAATGCTTCTGCTTCTTCTAAAGCCCTTTGAGCATTGGCTTCTAATTCTTCTTTGGTGGGTTTAACATGGTTTTTTGGCATAGTTTAGGCTTTCTTCTTTTTGGTCTGTAAAACCGAATCATATTTTTCTAATTGTTCTGGGGTAAGGTAGTCAATACGGGCTTTAAGAAAAGCAATATCATCTTTAGTAAGAATGGAAAGTTCCTTCGAAGTTATTTTATCTAGTATTGCCTGAGCTTCAGGGTTCATACATCTTTAATTAAATCAGATGGTTTTAATTATTGTCAACTATGTCTTTTCTTATTGGGAAACAAGTGATAGGCTTTTAGCTTCTGTTTAAGACTCATTTTAGCGATTTCTTTTTTAGTATCTTTCCTGATAGTCTTCTCATGCTTCTTGGGGTGTTTAATATGTTGCCGTTCATGGACAATGGTATTGATGATTTCTCCTTTTTTCTTATTCTTTTTCTTTGATTTATTGATTCTAACTTTCATTTTATCGTAATCCACCTCTCCATAACTCCTCATTTTATTGTCGGTCTCTCTTTTCCACTTCTTAACATTCTTTTTTTCACCACTCATCCGGTGAGCGATACTCCCAACAGCATTCTTTCTGGTGCGAGAAGTGCCAACAATCTTACCAGTCTGTTTATTGACTATCTTATAAGGTCGTTTATCACCTTTTTTAGTTGATTTGCGGATAGTGTAGGGCATTATTTTTTAGGAATAAGG